TAGTCTATGAATAAGATTGCTACTGTGAAGAAGCCTAGATGTATCAGGATAGCACTAGCCATCTCGTATTCATCTTCGTCTGTCTCTACAATGGCTTGGTCAGTATGGTTAATACCGAGTACAAAGCCTCCAGACCATGAGAAGTCTACTCTCATTACCAGTGCCTCCAAGCGTTAGCGATAATATGAAAGCAGGTGATCATTTCAACCACCCGCATCAGGATAACTACCTTAGAAGGCAATCTCACAAGCTCCAGCAGTACACGACAACATCTGAGCACCCTCGACGTTATCTGTAACTTCGCTCATCGCTTCCCAATCAATCGACTGAGGCATCTCCACAAGCATCGAATTGTACGTTGCTTCGTCGATAGACTCATAGGGAGCCTGTCGATACGTACCGCCATCCATAGGCAAATACGATACGCCAGTAATCTCATCAAAGTTCTCCCATGTCCACGCTCCTACCTTAGGCCACTCATTCTCATTGACTGAGATGGTCACTGAAGGTTTATGCTCACACCAGTGGCGCTGGAATGTCAACCACAAGTCCAAGTGTTCAATAGCATTCAAATCCTCACGTAGACGAGCGCCCTCAGGTGTCTTCATCGGGAAGGAGAAGATAGCTGTTGACTCAGGCTTCATCACACAAGGCTCCCAAGGGAATCCAGCATCCTTCAAGAAAGTAGTGATCGGATCTTTGGCATCAGAGCGTACACGACGAATGAAATAAGCACTGTGTTGAGGATGAATACCGCTGGCAGTACCAGTAAGCTGACTAACCGTTCCCTCTGGCTTAACGCAGGTGATCGCAGCAGAAGCATTGATGCCGAGTTCAGCAGCAAGATGCTTATTAGTATCCACAGCGACATTCTTCAATTCCTCCAAACGTGCTGGCAGCTCTTTGTCGTAGGCGTTGTTGAGCAATGTATTGTCTAGGATACCAGTCATGGAGACACCCAACAAACGCTCTTCTTCAGTGTTAGTCTGCCACACCTTACGAAGATACGGGAAGTTAGTCAAGGTCGATTGGAAGGTTCCCAAGATTGTCGCAATAGCAACTTTTTCTTTAAGAGACTCCAGTGTATCCCCCGAACGCACAATAACTGAACTGAGGTTGCAAAATTGGTAAGGCCGGAGAATAATTTCAGAACAAGGGTTAGTACCCCATTCTTTGCCCAATACACGGCGACCATTCTTAGATGCTTGAATTTCCGAAGCATAGCGGTTAAAGATTCCACGTTCACCTGAGTGGCTTTCATAAATATTGCTCCATTCACGCATAAACTGACCTACGTCAGGCTTGACATCATACACTGCCGAGTTGTTAGCTAAGGCTCGTTGCCCGTTACCGTCCCACCAGTTACCAGCTTTAGCGTGAGCCATACGATCATCGTCTAAGTCAGACAGAGAGATCATCGCTGATCGACGAACTCCACCGACAACCACAACTTCTCCAATTTTACACAGAATATCATGAGCTTCAATCGAGAAGAGCTTGCGCCCTTGGGCAGCTTTAAACTTAGCGACCACGTATTTAAAGAGTTCAACCAACGGCTCTGGGCCACTCGCACGTCCCCCGAACGTCTTGAGGCGTGTGCCAGCAGGACGCACAGCAGAGACATCCCACTTAGGGACTTCGCCAGCCCATAGGAGTGCCATGACCTGACGGAGAGCCTTTGCCCATCCTTCCTTGGAGTCTTTAACGTGAACCACAGTATTAGACTCATAAAGCTTCTCAGGAATTTCAGGTAAACGATTGACATACTTACGCTCCACAGAGAAACCTACGCCTGTACCACACAGGAGGATGTACATAGCCTCATCGAAGGCTTTAGGGTCGTCGATTGGCAGGAATGAACAGTTATAGCCAGCTACGTTCTGACGCTCCAGAGCCTCACCTGAGGTCATGATTGAACGCATCGAAGGCATAACATCCAAGTTGATCACTGCGTTCTCTAAGCGGCTACGCAACTCAGGTGTCAAAGTGTAGTTATGCTTGTCACTTAGGTGACTCTCCATGAAGTCAAAGTAGCGTTTAGCTGTCTCGTGCCAGTGTTCACGGCGGCCTTTATCGTCCAAGTAGCGGCTGTAGCGTGACTTAGCGATGTAGGTCTGATAGGGGGTCATTGTTGTCATTGTTTGCTTTTCTCTAGTTCAATTAGTTTTTCGAGGTAATGGATTGCCTTTTGGAGGTCGGCTATACCGCCCTTGTCTTTCCAGCGGGACACGTATTTTACACAGTTTCCCTCAAAATAGCCAATGTTATTTGCATAAATGTAGTCCCAAGGCTGAATTTCTTTCTCCTTGTAATGATTTCCACTTACTTGTTTAGCATTAGCACCCTTGATTGCTAGGTCTTTAGCTGTTGTTCCGTTCAATCCTGACATATACTCCTCAATCTCTTTGAGCGTTGGTTTCATGATGTGAGTACTTTCGTTCTAAATATTCAATGGATAAGAACATCTCATCGAAGTGTCCGTCCTCTACTTCGTTCATCACCAGTAGGCCCCTCCAGTGGCGGTTACTGAGCTGATCCATATAATCCTCGTCATGAAGGTAATAAGAGCCAGCAACAATAGCGCAAATAGGCTTTCCATCAGCACGTTTGCCGTAGGCGATTTGTTTACCTTGTTGATGACCAGCGACACAAGACATATGAAGCTTGCTAATGATAGCGGCAGGAGAAGCAGCAGGGCGTCCCATAGCTCCAACAGGCCAGTAATGGTTAAAACCGACACCATTGATAAAAACAGGATGTAAAAATTCATGTACTTCCCAATCTTTCAAGTTAAGGTCATCGTAGGTCAGTAGACCTTCAAGCATGGGGTTGTTGTTCACAGCCCTCGTGAGTCGATTCTCATGGTTACCCTTCAAGAACACCATACGAGGCTTGTATACCTTCTGTTTGTTCTCCTTCTGGTTCTTCTGGAGCGCATGAAGAGGGTTCAGTAAGGTCAGCATCCCTGTGTTTCCAGCTGCTACGTCAGCTAGGTAGCGCTTACCTTCAAAGTACTTGCTACCTGCTTTGTCATGGCTTGAGAGACTAGGGAAGTCCCAGTGATCACCGAGGTGAACTACGACATCAGGACGGTACTCACAGATTGCTTTCCCTGCCCATGTGAGATGCTCTTGTGGGGCATCCGGTTTGCACTGCGTATCAGGTATTGTTAAAATCCTCATTCTTGCCCCCTTGCTCGGATTGCCGTTGCTGCGTCTTTGAATGTGGCACGTTCTAGTTGTCGATACTCGCTAACAGGCGGTAAAACCTCAACTAACTTTGCACACGCCTCACGCTCTTTGTCTGCTGTCCGTTCCTCTACCAGTTTGGCAAAACGTTTAATTTCGGATGCGTCTACAAAGCCGCCATTGTGTTTATCTAAACGCATTCCAGCCTGTCTAGCCATCTCAATGATTTCATCTTGCGTCATTCGAAGAGATCCTTAGTTGGCTTGTTGAACGGGAATGTCTCATAGACCTCAGGGAAGGCCAACAGGAGCTGCTGAAGTACCTTATCGTTGAGGCTTCGTCCATGACCTGCGAAGGGCTTACCAGTGTGCTCATCGACTTCATTAAGAGGGAACTCAACTGAGTAGTACACTTGCTCTTTGATGTTGTATCCGTAGTGCTTACCCATCTCGTCTAGGATACGGTCTAGGACTTCCATCCAAGTAGTGTCATGAGGCTCAATAATGATTGTCTCTTTGATAGGATGTACAACACCGCATTCGTCAATCCACTCGTGAGTCACCATCTCGAAAGCCCAGTAGTCATCATCCATGATCTTAGGATGGTCTTCTACGAAGGCTACAAGCTTAGTCCATAAGGACATGAAATGTGCTTTCAAATTATCAAACATAGTTGTCGGTTCCTTTTGTTTGTTTACAATGTTATGGAAATATTGCTCAAGTGTCATTGAAGTCTCCGTCAACAGGATGATACACCACCCATTGTGTCTCAAAGATTCCATCACCGTAATCCCTGATGACCTTAGATGTTGTAATTAAACGACACCCTAGTCTAGGATGGTCAGTCACGTAGACTTTGTAGCACCCGTCAGTCCAGTCAGGCTTAAACGGGGGATCTTTGTAGTGAACTATCAGTTTCGACATCGTACTTCTTTCCTTCTTCTATTCCTCGTTTGAGCATCTCAATGAAGGCAAAGCGAATCAGATCTGCTTGCTCTTGATCACTCAAGTTGATATGGAAGTCTGCACTGCCATCATCATTCTCCTTGATTAATTCTATGTCCATCTTTAACACTCCTTCTACGTTCTTTAAGCCAATCTTCAGGGATTACTTTATCAGCGTACATATACCCGTTTTTAATGCACCACATAGCATACGTTGTACGAGATGCCTTACTTAGACGCTGTTTGCTATTCGAGAATACGAAACGAATGTCTAAGTGAGGATGCTGCCTCTTAACGAGCATATGCTTCTGACGATCTAGAGCAGTGAATAACCCTTTAGTCTCGATGATGATACCGTTGTCAAGTACGAAGTCAGGTGTGTACTGGTGTTCACTCGCTGGCTTGATGTACTTAACTTTGGTCTTCTCATACGTGAAAGGGATACCCGCTTCAGTGAGAGCATTAGCAACCTTCTCCTCTAAGCCGCTACGCCAACCATGTCTGATAGCGTTAGCTCTTACGTCACTTGTTGTCTTACGAGTTACCATTTATCCTAGTCCGTTCGTATTGATGAAGTAGAGCACCGAAGGCATCTACGAAGATCTCATCGTGGTTAGTATGTCCCATAGCGAACATGATAGCGTGGACGAGTTCATGGCAGAATGTCTGTTCGGTGAAGTTCTTGTTCATACCTGAGCGAAGATAAATCATGAATGTAGCACAATCACATTTACCGTACTCGCTCAAGTCCTCTACGTACTTGACTGTCCATTGACACCCAACAAAATAGAAAGATGAGGGCACGTTTGGTTTGGTGTTCTTCGTAGCCATAGCAACATCAAGTTTTCATCGACACGAAGTTGATTACCATCGTAAGCTTTGAGACAAGCGTCATAGTATTCCCTTGCAGTTTTACAATCTTTAAGAAGCTTCTCTGCCTTCTTAGGCCCAATGCCTTTCAAGCCAATGATGTTGTCAATACGATCTCCTGTGAGCACCTGTGTGAATAAGTTACGAAGACCTTGCTCCTCAGTAACGTAGTATTCCTCATGCTTCACAAAGTTGTAGTGCCAACCAGCGACTTGATCTAGGTCTTTGTCAATGGAGACAATCCACCCACCCGTCTTAGTTGCCTCGATAGCCACTGCATCGTCTGCTTCTTGACCTTCAACCAGTTCTGCCCCTAGGCGCTGGAGATGGTGTCTGATAGCTTCGTAATGCACTGGCCTCTTAGCATCCTTCCTGTTCCCTTTGTAAGGCTCAGTGACTGCTATCTCATTGCGAAAGTTTCCTCGACCTGTGATGTACGCTTTGTAGTCATCACACTTCAAGTCATCGAAAACAATCTCATGAACTAACTGAGTCACACGAGCCAAACAGATAGCCTCATCAACGTCTTCACTGGCAAACCCAACACGATAGGTTATGATGTCAGCGTCGATGATGGCTAACTTAGGACGCTCATTAGAGGGCGTCGTCATCTTCGCCTGTTGTAGTCTCAGGCACGTAAGTCTTCACTTCAGTGACCATGATTGTCTTCAGCGATGGAGCATTACCGTGTTTAGCTGACATACGGTGTGTGTACGAGCCTACGATGGCTACGCACTTAGAACCGTTACCGAGAGACTCGATAGGCACTTCTTGGAGCTTATCGTCAGTAGGCTTGAACAAGTACTTGCTCTTAGCGACAATGAAGTTACCCATAGCATCCTTGTGCTTCACTTTGATGCCTAAGCCTGTGAGCTTCGCTGCATCGTCATCGGAGATGTTACCGATGGTGCATTCGTAGCGATCATTGTCGGTGTTGAATGCTGTGTTGAATTCAGCCATCCACTTAGACCAGAACAACTCACCGTTAATTTTTACTGCTTTGAGATCTGACATACTTTCTTTTCCTTTTCTAGGATTGGGCTTTCGCCTCGTTAGTTAAACCCTGCTTACCATACTACAGGAACACTGCCGCCCTTTCGGGCCTTCTCCTACTTTCATAAGAGGTGTTGGATCAAGCTGATTCTATCACTGTAAATAACTACCTTCTCGACGAGAGATAGCTTCTGCTTCATCCTCGATGTAATCTAGGGCTGCTGAGAGCACCAAGTATACCTCAAGGAGATCCAGATCGTCTGAATGTAATAGAGTGAAAGAGTTCTCACCTATGTTCAGCATGATCTGAGATTTCAATTTGTCTGACTTATCGATCACTTGTACCCCTCAACATAGTCTGCGGCTTTTCTGAGCACATCAGGATTGTCTTGAAAAAGTCCTAAAGCTCTGTTGCAATTATGGCACAAAAGCCTACGAACTTTTCCCGTTGTATGGCAGTGATCGACAACAAGGTTTTTCTTGGCCTTAGGATTCATTTTAAAACCTTCTGTACCACACAAGAAACACCTGTCATTTTGTTCTTCATACATCTGCTTTACGTTGTTGTAATCAGTATTGTAGTTCCTTTTTAAGTATCGGTTGTTAAGCCCAACATCTGCACAGTCTTGTGAACAATACAAATGTGATGGAGCCTTAGGCTTGAACAGTTCACCACAGCACCTACAAGGCTTGTCTTTGAAATGCCCTTGTGGATATTTTGATGGGTCTGCTGTTTGATCTGCTTGTTTTTTGTTTCCGTTTCCTATTTGCATAGTGCCTCCTTAAACCTCAACTATACCATAAATGAATGATAGTGTCAAGTTTTAATGGGTTTCGCGCCAGTTGGCCCCGACAGAGTATTCTCCTGAGAGAGGACAACGTAAGTTATACGCCAAGCCAGCATCTTTAATGGCATCGACAAAAGCCTTGCCAACTAAGTCAGCTATCTCAGGTCTACATTCAATCTGAGCTTCGTCATGCACCCACGCAACCAACTTGACTTCCCACTTATTCTTGCGGACAGTCTGATCAAATAACACAAGAGCTTTCTTCATGACAATCGCGCCAGCGCCTTGTAACAAGCTATTGAGTGCCGCGTGTTCACTACGAACCCATATCTTACGACCATCAAGCCCGGGTACATAGCCCTTGCTCGCGTATACGGCGACTTTATCACGTAGACGCTTGAGTGCGGGAGTCCCTTTAAGAAAGGCATCGATAAGCTTTTGTCCATCCTTAGCACTACCACCGACAATCGAGCCAACCTTGGAAGGCCCCGCGCCATACATCCAGCTATAGATAAACGTCTTTGCTTGATCGCGTGTCTGCAACCCCGCTGCTTTCTGGTTGATCGTATGGATGTCCGTACCATCTTTAGACGATCCCTCACAGACTGTTTTAACATATGCTTCGTCCTTCATATAGTGAGCAAGCATTCGCAGTTCCAAACCACTAGCATCTGCTCCAACTAACACATTTCCCTCTTCCACTGTCCAACATTGTCTACACTCTGGCCCGTACGGAGACCCCGAATTTGGAATCTGCGCCATATTTGGTTTCATATGAGTAGCCCTTCCAGTTACAGCGCCATTGGTGATGACTCTACCGTGTACCCTACCATCAGCTCCTACGACCTCTAACCACGATTCAATCTGAGCGATACGTTTACCGAGCATCATGTACTCAGCGATCAACTGAGCGATAGGATACTTCAGAGACATCAACACAGCTTCATCGACAATAGCCTGACCTTGTGGGTAGTTAGCTGTAGGCTCAGTGAACTTCTTAGGTTTCCACCCTAGGCCAATGAGCTTCTCAGCTATTTGTTGTCTAGAAGCTGGATTGAATACCACCACTTCAGGCTTGAGAACCTTCCCTGTCTTTTCAGAGATGCGCTCAACCTCATACGGTGGATAGAGATCCTGCATTTTGTCATTGATGGCACTCATCTTCCCCTTGAGTTCAGCTAGTAAGCACGTAGCGTGAATAGTGTCTAACTTGAAGCCATTCTTCTCTTGCTTGTTTATGATAGCTGCTACTTGGTGTTCCAAGTGAACTGAGTCACGAGAGAACTCTTTAGAGTCAATCTCTAGCTCTAAGTGTTTGAAGACTCTAACCAACACATCAACGTCCCGCTGACAATAATGCTCAAGCAAATCCATGTGAGGATTGTCATAACATTCTCCCTTGTATTCTTGTCTACGATTGTTTAACCATTCCCAAACACGTTCGTACTCAATCTTCTGAAGCTTCAGAGTTTCGCCCCAACTTGCTAGGCTGTGTCCCCCGTCCCTTGTTGGCTCTAAAAGTCTGCTTACCACGAGTGGATCGTACGCTTTCTTCAACCCAATCTTGGTCTTCCAAAGCCTGTTTAAGATCGGAAAGTCGAATGATAGGCCGTTGAATGCGATCAACTGTGATGCCTTTTCGAGATAGGCTGTTAACCCACTTGGATTGCTCCATGTAATTGTTTCTCCTGTGTCAATGTCTTGTGTCACACATAGATGAATCACATCATGTGTCATGTTAGTCTCAATGTCGAGAGCAATTCTTTTCACAACGTCTTTCCGATTTCTGCTGCCGCTATTACGATTGCCAATCTAACTACCTTTGTTGCATCTTCGTTATTATCCCATGTCTTATGTGTAGCCATCCTATTTGCTTCCACCCAAGTAACAACTTTTCCAGCGTAGGGGTTAATAGCTATTTCCAGATTCACCATAAGACGAAAAGCATCGCCATCGTCTGTTAATGGATTCCAAGCTGTAAATCGCCTTTCATCAATGGCAATGTGAAAATTAGGGCCAAACCAATCCCATTCATATCCAGCCGCTTTAGCTGCAAGCTCTAGCAGTTCTTTATCGTTGTTCATAAAGCCTCACTTTAGGTTTATAAATAGTCCGATTTGAGCGAATGAGTAACCGATCCACATGATACCAGCACCCATGTCACCCTTGAGCCACTGTAGCACACCTACAACGGAGTAACCGATACCGATAGTACCTACGATAATCATTTCAATCATCAAAGTTCCTCCATCACAGTTTCAATCATGCGTCCTGTATCCATGTCGTACTTCAACGCACAAGCAGGGCCTGTGAGTCCATTGTAGCGATTCTTAGCCACTGCTACCTTGGTTGTATGACGTACATTAGGATCAGTGCTCATGGAGTTACGCTCTAAGGTGATCACAGCATCGGACAGTTGAGCGATAGCACCTGAGCCTCGCAGCTGAGACAACGATACAGCTTCTCCGTCCTCATGTCCCTTGTTAGATGTGCTAGGACGCTTCAGGTGCGATACGCAGATCAAGGTAATACCTGTCTCCTGCACCAATGTCCTCAAGCGGGTCATTAAGACATCAATAGACTTGCGCTCATCATTCCCATCCATACCAGAGACAACGAGAGAGATGTGATCCAAGAAAACAACACGGCAATCACAAGCCTTGGACATATATCGTATGCGGTTAAGCACGTTGTCAATAGCAAGGGAGCCGAAATGATCAAAGAGGAACACACGATTAGTACCCAGAGTAGCATCGAATGCCTCCTTCAATTCTCGTTCTGTGACGGGTGTATCTGGCAAATGTAGCTTCTTATTTGCTTGCAGTGACATAATAGATCTGGCAGTCTTTCGCACCGACTCTTCGAGGAACATCCCCCCAACATTCCACTTAGTTGTTCTAAGGATTTGGAATAGGATTTCTCTAAGGAACTGACTCTTTCCGAGGCCACTTCCAGCAGTGACAGTAATGAGTTCACTCGATCTGAGTCCGTAGAGGAGTTCATTAAGTCCTTTGAATGGATAGAATGCCTCAGCGACTGGCTCAGGTGCAGATACGCTGTCCCAAAGTGTTGAGGCTTGGATGATCCCATCGGGTACATAACTCTCAGCTCTCCACCACTGGTTAACGTATTCAGCTCCTCGTCCGTTAGAGAGGTAATCACAGGCATCTTTGCACTCCTTCAAATGTTTGACTATTTTAACTTTGTTGCCAAAGAGTTCAGCTACGTCCTTAGCTGCCTTCTGTCCTACCTCATCAGCATCGAAGCAGATCACGATAGTCTCGAAGCTATCTAGATACTCATACTGAGCCTTGCAGTCTTTAACAGCCGCTGAAGCACCATTACGGATGCTCACAGTAGGCCATTTGCTGCCTGTCATCTGATACGAAGCCAATGCGTCTAGTTCACCTTCGACAATGGTGATGTACTTACCCTCTTTCTGAAACAAGTTCTGTCCGAATAGAGTAGCTTTGTTGAAGTTTCCTGCAATAGAGAATGTCTTGTTCTCAACTGATCGGATCTTTTCAGCTACCTTAGCGCCTGTTTCATCGTAGTAAGGGTAATAGTGCTTCCCTGTCTCCTGTGTGACACCGAAGAACTCACAGGTTTCCCTGACGATACCTCTGTCCACTATGGCCTTCACTTCCCCTTGTGTTTTCATTGTAAATACCTTAGTTTTTGTTGGTTTCTCATGTATAGAAAATGCGGAATTGTTTACATATTCATTTCCTGATGTATAGTTTTGACAGCTATGACAGTACGTATGCCCATCATCGTAGAAACTGTTGGCATCTGAGCTACCACAAGCCTCACATGGCCCATGACGTAGGAACTTAGACGCTACCTTGAGATTACTCGTAGTCGTCATAGCAGTCATCCTCTTTGTCTACTGTAGCGTTCCCTGTGCCGCCACAAGCGTGACAACTGGAGCCATCATACATACCCTCGCCTGAGCCGCTACAGACATGGCAGTAGTCGTACTCATCATCCTCGCTACCATCTTCTTCATCGTGTTCGTTATCGTCAATCATAGGTTTATCGTCGTCCTTTTTACCAAATATGCGATCCCAATTCTCATGAATCTTGCTGACATCTTCCTTACGCCTCGCTGATCCCTTACCACCATCACCATGTGTACTCATGCTGTCACCCTTGTAGTTGAAGGCCAAGGCCCACGGATTACAGTTAAGCCTTGACGCACATATCCCGCATTAGAGAGTCGCACATCCATCGCATGAATTGAGTTAAGGTTTTTAACTGTTTCAGGCACTGGTTCACCTTCTCTCACAGCTTTGAAGATAGCTTGTGGGAGGTTCTTACTGTTCCTAGTCCAATGAGATACATAGATGTTAGGTGTCTTCTGTAGTAAACCCCTGACAGTATTCTTATCCTTCTTTTTGAAGTGCTCTGTCACCTGAGCGACTGTAACGCCTTCAGGGTGCAGAAGAATCCAATCAGCGTATTGTTTACCTGTGCGCTCACGCTTTTCCTTGGTTTCATGGATAAATTTAGAACTAATCATTTTGGTTGATACCCTTTCGGTAACAAGAGATTGAGAATGTAATTAAGCACTATTCTTCCCCTTCAATGCTGAATCGATGGCCTTGGCGAGTTGAGCGATAAACACACTCATGGATTTACCCTTCTGAATTGTTCGACTGTAGACCTTATGCTCAATGATGCTCACTTCATCATCAGTTAAGCTAACCCACTCATGTTTTGGTTGTGGTGTGGTGTAAAGAGGTTCAGCATCTAACCATTTTTCATGAAGCAAAGTCCCAGACGTTCTATCTCGCCACGCCACAGGCTCACCCGTATGCTCGCTGTCCGCTAACGCTCTATCACTGCGCTGCTCTTGCTTGACCATATTGAGTTTGTCCTCGCAATGGTTCAGCGCTTCTTCACCAAGCCGCAAAGCCTCATGAAAATCATCACCATCAAACGGAACTATGTCTAAGTTAATACAGCACAAAACATATTTCATTTCGTGCATTAACGCCTCAAGCGCCAGCTTCATTGCATTTTCATGTGTCATAGCTTCACGTCCTCCCATTTAGACAAGTCAGCGATGATGTCCGCTAGAACGCTCTCAGAGAGACCTTTATAGGCTTGGTAGCCAGCCGTTGCTGCTTTTAGAGACTCTAGCATCTGACAAGCCTCAAGACCCTTCAATGCGTACTTATGTGCCATGACCTGCTCAGGTTTAGACAAGTCATAGGTTAATGTTGCAGTTCCACTCATTTTAATGATACCTTTATCAAAGTTAAGACAAAAACAATCAAAGCCATCACCATGATTTGTTACCCATAGCGATTCTAAGATCAGACGTTACTTTATCCCACCCATGTTCAACAATCAATTCCACAAAAGCATTAATGGTGTGTACATAATGTGCTTCTTTTTGTAACAAGACATAATCATCTTGATGTTGAGTTACAATTTCTTCCATGTTATCCCCTTTATACTTTAATGAGTTTTAAAGATAAACAATAAAGTAGTATTTACTTTAATGAGCTTTAATGACATAGAAGTCTCTTAAACATCGTAGTCTTCACTAGAGAACTTCATAGTATCTACATAGCTATATAGTACATCTTCAGCTTCTAGGGAAACCTGTGTGTCCAGATCATCCTCTGGTTCATCGTCAAAATCTTGTTCTGTCATCAATTCTCTGCGGTCAATCGTAGGAATGATGGTCTTCACATCTTCAAAGCAAACTTTGCAAAGGTCTAAGAATTCAAACGTGATGGCATGTTTGCGCGTTGATTCGAAGTCACTTAACAATCGATTGCAGGCTTGGCAGTGCATTTTAACTCCTTAGGATGTTGCGGAATTGGTTGGAAGGTACAAAATCGCTTCTAGGTAGGTTTAAATCGTTTTAAACGCTACTTTTGAGCTTTTCTTCCTCTGCTGGATTCACTTCAAAGGTCGGATGTGTCTCAACCATGATGTGTCGGCGTTGAATTGCTCGGATTTTATGAATGTATCGTTGAAGTTTCTCCTGTCGCGCTCTAACGCTCTTTTGTAGGGAAAACCCTAACTCGTTGATTTCTTCTTCTGTCCACATGGCGTTTTGTTGTTTAAACTTTGCGTCATAGTAGGATTCTAGAAACATCAGACGATCATCCACAGTTGCAAGCCTTCGACTTGACAAGGCAGAGTTACATTCCTGACAGCAAGCCACAGTTACGGCGGGAATCCTGTCTTGTTTCCTCTTTTTGTACGGCATAGCGTCAATTAAGCTAATTGGCGGCACATGATCTAACCCTTCGGCAGGATCACCGCAATAAAAGCAGTAATAACCCTCTGTCGTATAGTGTCGAGTGTATTTGTGATGGTGCATTTTGATTAAATCTTGTCTGTGCTTTCGTGTAGCCATAACTTACCCTCATAAAGCTATAAAGGTAAGACTTTAGCATACGAAACTTACACGAAACTTACAAACTAGCCTTTAAAGCCCCATTAAAGGGCTCTCAGGCACATTCTTGAGTTGATCCTCTGCCCACTTCTTCTGTTGTTCAGGTGTCCAAGGCTTAGGTGGCACTTCAGACGGAAAAGGCCAATAAGGGTCAGGCTTAGGGTTTACCACAGGTCATGCTCCACAATTAAATCGATTGTATAGAAAACTATGATCATAAAGGTCATTTAGGTGTCCCCCACATAGATGGGAATTTATCTAATGGATTAGGCCCCAATGAATACTGTTGTTTTTCTACCACAGTAGTCACCATTGAATCTTTAAAGTCAGCATATACCCCATCATCATCCCATAATCGCAGCATGTGTTCCTTATTGATTGCATCATACCTGTCACAAATAAAGTCACAATAGGAACAATCTAGGTTTCCCCTGTCGAATTGATCTTCGAATTCCTGTTCTGTCATAATGTCATTCTCCCAAGTGATAAGTTAAATTGTCCAAAGTGTCACCGAAGTTATCCCATTCTCTAAAGAATTCTAAGTCGCTCCCTTCGGTACGCAGATCATCCGGCGAATGTAGCGCATTGATTACTGGTGAATACTTTTGTAGTATCTTCTTAGATACTGACAATAAATGTAGCAACTCATCCCGTGTGGAGACTAATTCATCACACAATGGGTTGCCTTCACGCCATAAGCGGCGTTCGAGGTCGATAAAATCTCGGTTGTTTAGCATGTTAACCCCTTAGTTAAACAAATTTGTGATACACCATTATCGCGCTTGGTGTGTCGTTCGTATGTGATTGAACCCTCAGCTTTGAGGAATTCGTGCTCTGTGACTTCTTTTAAGTCCCATTCCATGCAATCATCTTCTACATCGTGGTCAACGACAAAGAAACGGACGGGTAAAGTAGAAAATGCCATGGTTTATTACTCCTCAGACACTTTAGAGGTGAACACAAAGCAATAGTCACCATTAGGCAGACAACCACCCAATAAGCCGCCATAATAAGGGTCAACCCAGCCTAATTTAGTCACCAAAGCCTCAGCAGCTTTGCGATGTACCGCTTGGCCTGATAGCTCGTGTGGATAGCTGATTGTGATTGAACCAGCGGCACAAGAGGCCTTGATGCGTGCCCCGCGTGAGTTAGTTGGGCAAAGATAGCGTGTTTGAATTGCTTGCATGATGTTCTAATCCTTAGAAAGTTGATTGACGGTACACAATGTACCCCATAGAAGCCCCTCGCAGAGCCCCTATAAGCTAGATTGTAACTCAGGCAGTAAGCCAAACCACTACAAGGGCAACAAAGCCCAAAGCAGGGATGATAACTCGATCGATCAGTTCGTTTATAGACATGGTAGTGATTCCTTTGGTTGATTAGTTGTAAGCTGATAGATAGCCCGCTTTGAAAACTTGATATTCTGATTCATGCCAAGGCTCTTGAAAGCCTACATACCCATTTATATCACAAAGCGGAGGCACTCCATCATTGGGCCAGCCGTGCATGTTAGCCGCATATTGACACCATAGACGCCGAAGCTGTCCATCTAATAGTCTAGGTTTTAAATCGGCGCGTTCAACCACTAACGACATAAACCTGAGCACATCTTCAACATAAAACGCCCCTCCGATTCCTAGCCCTGCCTCATTCATTAAACAAAGTGCGTCTTCTTTGGTAAAGTTTTTCATGTATTTTTCTCCTTTAATCGTTTTTCTGCCCAGTCCATGGCATCTAGTCGATTACCTCCAAAGTCTTGAGCTACATATTCTTTTTTGTCTTCCATTGTAAGACCAACCCATGAACGGTTAGGGATAATTTCAGAATACCAACACCGTGGGCAACGGAACAAAGTTTCCATTCTGTTTTGTAGTTCATCATACTTATTTTTCCGGTGTTCAGCTATGAGCGCATGTTGTGGAGGTTCGGTATAAAGAGGCAGCGCTTCTATGTTAGGCTTATTTTTATATAAGTCCCAAGGCTGATTAGCATCCATCCAAGCTACAGGCTTTGAAAATGCGGACACCTTTGATAATCCTTCTTTAATTGAAGCAATGTTAGTAAGTGCAATGTATTTAGCTGACCGCCACGCGTCCGCTTCGGTGTAAGTTCCTCCACACCCTTGGTCTTGTGAAGCGATCAACTTCAACGCATCAAGGGCTTGTTTCAAAACTTTGTTTTCTATGTTATTAGACATATTAAAACCTTATCTTAAATCTATAACAATACCTGCACCGTCTATTGATAGCTCAATGGAACCTTGCCTAACTAAGCTATCAACACACCTTACAAAGTCCACTGTTGATAGGTTTAACTGACTTTCTACCCAACATGCTACACTTTCAAGCGAACAAGGCGCTCTAACGTCAATCCAATACTGAGCACGCTCTAACGTGTCGCAGAGACAATGCACCGCCAATGGATTATCCTTTTCGATAACTTTAAACATAGTTAGCCCCTGAGTTTAGAATACTTGATAGACTATTTGACCGTCAGCGGTTTCACCGAGCATAATCGTAGCCGATTCTAAAAAGTCTTTAACTTGCTGAGTAATTTCATCATCATTTTCGTTGACGTCAATCTCAATGCCATAATTTTCAGCAATGCTTAAAGGCGTGTCTACGTTATAGTCACAACAGATTGCAATTACATCTAACTCTATTTCTTCGCCTGTTGATTCTTCGTATTCTTCCAAGTAGTTATAGATTACTTTGAGGGCTTCGTAACCGTAACCGTCATAGCGGTCAAAGCGTTTGAATGCGTCAATGAAGTCATGGAAATTTACAGAGGTTTTCATGGTGTGTTAATCCTTAACAAGTTAGCGAGATAGTGCAGCATCGCTGGATGCGATTGACAATGCACTGCAAAGCCTACGCATAATAGGCTTCACGGTAGATTGTTACAGAGTTAGCCAAACAACTAAGATAGCCACGGCATAAACCCAGTATAAGACAGATTGAGCGAGATTGTTCATGGTGTTTTCCCTTACTGTTGATTAATAGTTGTTGTTCACGTATTCTATCAAGGCTTCGATGCCCTCATTGAGTGAGACAGTATGAGACAGTTTCGTGAGTAGTGCACAGAATCCATCATCTTCTAACAGTAAGCTAGAATCAACGCATGTAGCACCTGAGACAGTGCCTAGCATTGCCCTTGCTTTCATTACGTTTACGTTTGTGTTTAGTGTAGTGTTTGACATTGTGTTAATCCTTAACAAGTTGATTGAGACAGGTAGACAATCCTACCCCATAAAGCCCCATCGCTGAGACTCTACAGACTAGGCTGTCATCCAGACCACAAGTATAGCAATGAAGGTCAAGGCAGGCAAGACAAAGCGGTCAATGAATTCGTGGGTGTTCATGGTTTAGATTCCTTACTTAATAATAGTTACAGTTGATTCAGTTTCAATCCACACTCTAGCACCACATGAGAGAGGCTTGTGTGGACTGTATACGACCTTGCTAGAGCCTTCAATGCTTACCTCATGTGCGTAGGTGTTGGACTTGTAAGTTTTGACTGTCAGCACAGGTTCAGGCTCAGTAGCCTTGATATTCCGGCGTATGGCGTGTTGGTTCACATGGATGATGGTTTTCATTGTGATAACTCCTTGAAAGACCCCGAAGGATCTGTTGTTTACATATTGCGAATATCCTTGATGGCGTCATCACAATCCCATTCTTCAGATACTAAGATATCGTACGCGACCCAGATAGGACACTCAGACCGCTGCGCCACGTAGTATACCTTAGCCTTCTGATACTGGCTTAGATCAAGCATTAAGCCTTTGATAGTTGATTCTGTTGCGTGTGTCATGTGATGCACCTCTGTGGTTGATAATGCTAGGTATATTGCAAGCCCCATGCCAGCCCTGATTTTGTAGTACTTGATATGTATAGTTTTCACTAATTTGTATACATATAGTCTATGATGTGTATAGATTGTAACGTATAGTATTCATTTATGATGCACCATTGTGATGCAGAATGGACACCAGTGCACTACTTTGGTGAGCTTTTATGCACCAAGTTGATTAGTCTGTGGATAACTACGTACTTATGCACAGCTTAGTAACAACCTCTTGTGGATAACTCTTGAGGTAGGTGTTTACCCTTAGAACTATTGTGTTGCTGGAGTAGTACTTTATAGGTGCTTCATCGCCTCTCATGCACAACCTGTGGAGATCTTGTTAGTAACCTGTGGATAACTTAGTATGTATACTTACTACTTTACTGACCAATGAGTCATTAGTGTAACTTGATAGGGGGGAGGGGTAGGCTTGGGTGATTACTTTTGTGGGAGCCTCCTAAGTACACAAAAAAGAGTAATTAAGAAAGTAGACAATCATGACTAAAAAGTCTAATAAAATCAAAGAAGTTATGGAACTAATTAGGGACAGGTTAGATCTATGGAGATAATCTGTGCACAGGAGGGCTGTCATAGACCCGCTTGAGGTCATGAAAGTGGACACAAGAGGTCTATGAAGGTAGATAAGTTAGAGTGTAGACTCTAAAGATAGAAGACAGTATAAATAAATGTAAATAATGCTTGACTTCTCTGAAAAGTACAGTATAATTCTCTATGAAGGTTATCCTTCCAAGAACTCAAATGAAGACTTTGTAGACAGGCTACTTAGTTTAAATACAGGAAGTTTCTTTATGAGGTTACTTAGTTAGCCCTAGTGTTTACTTGAAAGTGGACACAAGGGTTTAATAAAGTAGTTAAATACTTCATTTAGATTCTTGCATTAAAGTTAAATGTCTTAGGTACTCTAGAGTACTCTAAGTGCTATTACGTTGGTTGAGAAGGTTCTTTGTTAGGCAAAGAATGAGGTGAGGTAAGCCCCTCACAAGAGGTCTTAGGTGGCTCCTAGGCAACCAACTCTTTATTTATTATTATCATCTCCTAAAAGGACAAAGATGACACAAGAGATCACAGAGTTTAAAGTCAGAGGACGAGGTAGACCTAAGAAGGGTGAGATAGTAGCTAAGAAGTCCAAGAACAGAGGAACCTTAGGTCGTCCTAAGGGTGATAAGGCTATTATCGATGAGTACAAAGCTAGGATGCTTAACTCCCCTAAGTCAGCCAAAGTCTTAGAGACTATCCTCAATGCTGCTCTCAATGATGACCATAAGAACCAAGCAGCTGCGTGGAAGCTAGTCGTAGATAGGATAATGCCAGTAAGTGCTTTCGAACAAACTAAACAAGGATCTGGTACTCCTTCTATTAGCATTAACATTACAGGTCTCACTGCGCCTACTGTCGATGCTGAGGAGATTCAGTACGACATTGAAGATGTTACGCCTAAGGAAGAGGAGCTATGACGGCTCTTAACTTCCAACTACTGAAGTGGCAACAAGAGGTCTTTAAAGACTCCCATCGCTTCAAGGTCGTAGCAGCTGGACGACGATGTGGTAAGTCTAGGCTCTCAGCTGTAACCCTGCTCATTGAGGCTCTGAACTGTCCTGAAGGGTCAGCTGTGATGTACATAGCACCCACCCTAGGACAAGCTAGAACTATTATGTGGGACTTGTTACTTGACTTAGGTAGACCTGTCATCAAGACTTCCCATGTCAACAACTTGGAGATTACCTTAATCAATGGACGTAAGATTCTCGTTCGAGGTGCTGATAATCCTGATAGTCTCCGTGGTGTTTCTCTTACATATGTCGTGCTAGACGAGTGTGCCTTTATCAAAGAAGACACATGGCAGAAGATCATTCGAGCTTCCCTGTCAGACAAGAAGGGTAGAGCTTTATTTATTAGTACTCCTAGTGGTCGTAACTGGTTCTACGATGTTTTTAACCTAGGACAAGAAGGTAAGGACGAGGAGTGGCAGTCATGGCACTTCACCACCAAGGACAACGAGACTATCGATCCTAAGGAGATTGAAGCTGCTGAGAGGACTCTAAGCTCCTTCGCCTTCAAGCAAGAATATTTATCCAGTTTCGACACAGCAGGTAGTGACTTGTTCAAGGAAGAGTGGTTAAAGTACAAAGATGAACCTCAGTACGGTGACTACGTTATCGCTATCGACTTAGCTGGCTTCGAGGATGTCGCTAAGAACGCTGGAGCCTCTAAGAAGAGACTAGATGAATCAGCTATCACCGTCTGTAAGATCCTAGACAATGGTGACTGGTGGGTTAAGAAGATCATCCACGGACGTTGGGACATCAGGGAGACTGCCTCGAAGATCCTTCTAGCTGTGAAAGAGTATCAACCTGTCGCTGTGGGTATCGAGCGAGGAGCCTTGAAGAATGCTGTGATGCACTACCTTCAAGACTTGATGAGAAAGAACAATGTGTATACGCACATCCACGACCTCACCCACGGTAACAAGAAGAAGACAGATAGGGTCGTATGGGCCTTACAAGGTCGCTTCGAGCATGGACGTATCTCCTTGAACGTCGATGAGGATTGGAAGCAATTTGAGGATCAATTCATTATGTTCCCCGCCACAGGTGTTCACGATGACTTGATTGACTCCTTGTCTTACGTTGACCAACTGGCGATGAGCAACTACCAGCAAGACTACGAAGAAGACGATCACGAAGTACTCGATATTATATCTGGGTATTGACAAATTACTACTTTTGTGATATATTCCGCGCATAACCTAATTAGGATACCTAATGGCTGAAAACATGAACAATGACGCTCAATTTGAAGAGCCGTCTGAGAACGACAAAGAGCTAGTCTCATGGGTGATGGATCACATTGAGCGCTGGCGTGACTTCCGTGACGCTAACTACATTGATAACTGGGAAGAGTACGAGCGTATCTTCCGTGGTCAATGGCAAGCTAGTGACTCCACCCGTGAGTCAGAGCGTTCACGTATCATCTCCCCTGCCACTCAGCAAGCTGTTGAGACATCTCATGCTGAGATCATGGAAGCTGTGTTCGGTCAAGGTGAGTTCTTCGACATTGAAGATGACGTTAAGGACATCAACGGTCAGCCTATCGACGTAGGTATGTTGAAGGCCATGATGATGGAAGACTTCAACAAGGATAAGATCCGTAAGAGTATCGACCAGATTGGCTTGATGGCTAAGATCTACGGTACAGGTATCGGTGAGTTGGTTGTGAAGACTGTTAAAGAGTACACCCCAACTACTCAGGCTATCCCCGGTGTGATGGGTCAAGCAGCCATTGGAGTAGTTGAGAAGGATCGTATCTCCGTCTCCTTGAACCCTATCAACCCTAAGAACTTCTTGTTTGACCCTAACGGTACATCGGTGGATGACTGTATGGGTGTAGCGATTGAGAAGCCTGTGAGCTTGCATAAGATCGTAGCTGGTATGGAGTCAGGTATCTATCGCAAGGTAGACATCTCCCCTTACATGGACGATGACTCTCTAGAGGCTACTCAGGAACTACGTCAGTACCAAGACGGTAAAGCTACGATGCTCACGTACTACGGCTTAGTGCCTCGTGAGTACTTGGAGCAACTCGAAGGGGACGGTAAGGAAGTTGTAGATCTCTTCCCTGAAGACTCAGCAGCTGATGACTACTCCGATCTCGTAGAGGCTATCATCGTTATCGGTAATGGCTCCTTGCTCCTAAAGGCTGAAGAGAATCCTTACATGATGAAGGATCGTCCTATCATGACGTACCAAGACGATACAGTGCCTAACCGTCTGTTGGGTCGCGGTGTCGTTGAGAAGGCTTACAATATGCAAAAGGCCATCGATGCTCAGTATCGTGCCTACCTAGACTCATTGGCGTTGACTACATCGCCCATGATCGCTATGGATGCTACTCGCTTGCCTCGTGGTGCTAAGTTTGAAGTTAAGCCCGGTAAGGCCCTCCTGACTAACGGTAATCCCTCCGAGATCATGATGCCGTTCAAGTTCGGTAGCACAGATGGTAACGCTCCGGCGGCAGCTCAGAACTTCGAGCGTATGCTCCTGCAAGCTACTGGTACGATGGACACCAATGGTATGATCTCCCAAGTCTCCCGTGATGCCTCCCAAGGTGGTATCTCGATGGCTGTGGCTTCGTTGATTAAGAAGAATAAGCGCACCTTGACGAACTTCCAAGAGGACTTCCTGTCTCCTTTCATCAAGAAGGCAGCATTCAGGTTCATGCAGTTTGATCCTGAGCGTTATCCTTCAGCTGACTTGAACTTCGTACCTACAGCAACTCTGGGTATCATGGCTCGTGAGTACGAACAGTCTCAGTTCATCGCTCTCTTACAGACCTTAGGCCCGAATACTCCAGTGTTGCCCTTGATCTTGAAGGGTGTTATCGCTAACTCCTCTCTGTCTAACCGCGCTGAGATGATTGCAGCTCTCGATCAGATGGCTCAACCTGACCCTCAGGCACAAGAGATGCAGCAAATGCAGCAACAACTGGCTATCCAAGCTGCTCAGGCTCAGATTGCAGTGAACACTACTCAAGCTAAACGCAACGAAGCTGAGGCTATGAACACAATGGTGGAGACTCAGTTGAAGCCTAAGGAAGTTGAAGCTAAGATTATCGCTTCTACGACTCAAAACTTGCCTAATAATGATCAATTAGCTTCACAAGAGTTCGAGAAACGTGTTAAAATTGCTGACTTAATGCTCAAAGAAGCTGACATCAAGAACAAAGCGAAGATTGTTGAGCTTCAAATGAGCCAGCACAGGAACGAACAGAGCAAATCTGATGCTGAATTCTTGAAAAGCTTGACTGAAGGTCTCAATAAATGAAACTAGAAGACTTGGAAGCCAAATTAGGTATCTCAGATCTCTCTGAGGCAGAGAAACTCGCCTTAGTTAAGGACATCCAAGCTAATCTTCCAGCTTTGAAGGCTGAACAGATGAAACTTGAGTCTCAAACTCAGGCTCAGATGGTCATCGCAGCCGTTAAGAAGATCCAAGAGAACGTAGAGAACCGCTTCAATGAGCTTTCAGGCTTCATCGAGAGCAAAACAGCGTCAATCACCTCAGGTAAAGATGGTATCCAAGGCCCTAAAGGTGAGCAAGGCGATAGAGGCTTAGACGGTGCTCCCGGCATCCAAGGCCCTAGAGGTGTTGATGGTAAAGACGGTCAAGACGGTGAACAAGGCGTAGGCGTAGCTGATGCTAGGGTTGACTTTGATGGTTCACTCGTCATTACTCTGACTGATGGTAAAGAAATCAATGCTGGTGAAGTTCTCCCATTAGACACCACTGAGAAACTCAAGGTTTTCTTCAATAATCCTGCTGTTAGTGGCTCATCTCTCCCAGATCAAACAGGAAATGCAGGTAAGTTTCTAACCACTGATGGTACGGATGCTTCATGGGCTACGGTATCAAGCGGTAGCGGCACTGTGACCTCGGTAGGTTTAACTGCGCCTACAGGGTTGACTGTTACAGGTTCTCCTGTGACTACATCAGGTACTCTAGCGTTGTCAATGACTTCAGGGTACGCTATTCCTACGACAGCTAGTCAAGCTAATTGGGACACAGCTTACGGATGGGGTAATCACGCTTCCGCTGGCTATGTAGTCTCAGGTGGTGCGTTAGGTACTCCTTCTAGTGGTACGTTAACTAACTGTACGTTTCCTACGTTAAACCAGAACACCACAGGTACTGCCTCTAACGTAACTGGCACTGTAGCTATCGCCAATGGCGGTACAGGCGCTACAACGCTTGCTGGAGCCTCTATTGTTACCTACTCAGGTACTGAGACGCTCACAAACAAGCGTATTGACCCTAGGGATGTATCAGCTGCAAGTGCTTCGTCCTTGACACCTGATGTATCTGTTGGAGACATCTACGCTTACACAGCACTAGCGGCTAACTTGACAATTAACGCTCCTACTGGTACTCCTACGAATGGAGATAAGTTAATCTTTAGGTTGTTAGATAACGGAACTAGCAGAACATTGACTTGGGATTCAACTTACACGGTTATCGGTGTAACTTTGCCAACAGCGACAACAATAAGTAAGACAACGTATGTCGGTTGCATATATAATGCTAACAACACCCGATGGGATGTAATTGCAGTAGCAACTCAAGCATAAGGATTGATATAAAAAATGAAAATTGATTTCTCTTTTGATACACAGTACGGAAAGTTTGCTGATGCTTTGCATTTGCCTGATGATCACACTTACACAGATGCTGAAATTGAAGCAATGAAGCAACAGCGTCTAGACAACTGGATTGCTGTAGTTACTGCCCCTCCATCTGACGAGGAGGTCTAATGGCTGATCGTTATTGGGTAGGTGGAACGGGTACTTGGGACGGTACTAGCACAGCTAACTGGTCTGCCACTTCAGGCGGGGCTAGTGGTGCTTCCGTTCCTACTGCCGCAGATAACGTATTCTTTAACGCCAATTCAAACGTAGGCACAGGTGCATTTACAGTCACTATGGCAACATCGCCAAGGGTCTGTAACGACTTCACAGCGTCAGGTCTTGATGGCACGATGACCCTTGCTGGAACAAGCATTGGTTTGACAGTTTCAGGCAGTCTTACATTTCAAGCTACTAACTTTACCCGTACCTATACAGGCACAACTACATTTAACGCCACCACTACAGGCAAAACTGTAACCACTAACGGCGTATCTCTTTCAACAGTTACATTTGATGGTGTAGGTGGTGGGTGGACTCTTGGTTCTGCACTTAATTTAGGAACTTCTACTTTATCGCTTATTAATGGAACTTTTGATACTTCAGTAAGTAATTATGCTATTACTGCTTCAACATTTTCATCTAGCAACTCAAACGCAAGAACAATAAATTTAAACGCTTCCACAATAACATTGAGTTCTAACGGTACTGCTTGGAGTATGGCAACTAGCACTAACGCAACTTTAAATGCAGGAACATCAACAATAAATTTATCAAGCGGTACAGGACCAACTTTTGCTGGTGGCGGGTTAACTTATTACGATGTAGCGTTCACATCTACTGCTCAAGGTTCTGACGTTATTACAGGTGCAAATACATTTAATAATTTATCGGTAACAGGTCGAACAACGATTGGCATTACTACACTAACAATCAGCGCAAACCAAACAATTAACGGAACATTTACAGTCAGCGCGGGTACTGCTGCGGCATATCGCACATTTATTACCTCTGACACGATTGGTACTCCGCGCACATTAACTTGCGCCGCAGAATCATTAACTGACGTTGACTTTAGAGACATTATTGCCTCTGGCGCAGGAAGTCCGTTTACAGGTACTCGTTTAGGTGACTGTAAAGGTAATAGCAACATCACATTTGACGCTGCTAAGACTGTTTATTATAGATCAACATTAGGTGCAAACTGGGGAACATCAGCGTCAGGGGCATGGTCTGCTACATCAGGCGGTGCATTAGACGCAACTATGTTCCCGTTGGCGCAAGATACTGCCATCTTTCCTGCTGCTACATATCCTTCTTCTGGCACAACGGTAAATATTAACGCCAGTTATAACATTGGCACAATAGATATGTCGTTAAGAACGTCAAACACTATGACGTTAGGAATATTATCAAACACCCCAATAATTCATGGCAATTGGATATGTGGAACGGGCGTAACAAATGCAAGCAACGTATCGGGTAGTTACACGTTTGCGGGGCGCACAACACAGCAAATTACAAGTGCTGGTGTGCCGTTTGCTCAAGCCATCACAATTAACAGTCCAAGTGGCTCAGTTACTTTGCAAGATGCAATGACAACCCCAACAGCCTTAACAGGAGCAACAACGCTAACTCAAGGCACGTTAGACCTTCAGTCATACACATTAAGCACAGGCAATTTTAGTTCAACCAACTCAAACACTAGAACCATTGCTTTTGGCACAGGTAACATTACTTGTACAGGTACGGGTACTGTATGGACTACAGCAACAACTACAGGATTAACTACAACAGGTACTCAAGTAGTTAACGTCACAAGTACAGGTTCTACTGCTATTACTGTATCCACAGGCCAATTATCAGAAACTAACTCTATAAGTTTTAATTTTACTGGCGGTACTTATGTGTTGACTATTTTTTTTGGAGTTAGTACAACAGCAAGAAATGTTAACTTTACAGGTTTTGCGGGTACGCTAGGTTCAACGGGAACTGGAATAATCTATGGAAACTTAACGCTTTCTACTGGTATGACGCTTACTCCTGTTGTAAACGCTATGACTTTTGCAGGAACTAGCGGCATTCAGCAGATTACTACAAACGGTAAGACAATAGATTTCCCACTTAATTTTAATGGCGTTGGCGGAACATTTCGACTTGAAGATGCTTTAACAATGGGTTCTACAAGAGCCGCTAGTATAGCTAATGGCACTTTGAACTTAAACGGTAAAACATTAACAGTTGGCACTCGCTTCTCAACGTCCACAGGAACAAAAAACCTAACCTTTAACGGCGGCACTTTAGTTTGTCCTGACGCAAACACAACGTCATTTAACAACGCAGCACCCACAGGATTCACAACTACAGCAGGAACAGGCACAGGCACGATCTCAATGACTGCCGCTACTGCCAAGACCTTTGTAGGCGGCGGCTCTACATATAACTGCACATTGAATCAAGGCGGTATTGGTACGCTAACGGTTTCAGGTAACAACACCTTTAGCAACCTAACCAACACTGTAAACCTTACAAGCGTATTGTTCACAGGCGGTACGACTAATATTTTTACCAACTTTAACTTAACAGGCGCTTTAGTTAACCTTGTTACGTTAGGGTCAACTAACACTACCCAAGCAACCTTACAAAAAGGCTCTACTTGGTTCATGGGTGCTAACTCAACTGATGCGGGTAACAACACAGGATTGACGTTTACCGCTGGTGGTGGCATTAACTATTTGAACGTCAGCTACATCAACGGCACTGTTGTAGCCCCCGCTAGTGGCGTAGGTGGTAATTTTCTAATGTTTTTCTAAAAAAAGTACTCATAAGGGGTTGACAAAGAGTACAAAATAGTATACATTACGTACTTATTAACTGATAGGTTCTCCTTACATGGAAAAAGAACTAACTGTACAAGATTTATCGAAATTCTACGATGATGCCTTCGACATGATGTCCACTCAAGGGTGGAAAGATCTCATGGAAGACATCCTCAAAGTAAAGGATAGCTACGACAAACTATCTTCTGTCACGGAAACACACAATCTAGACTTTCGTCGTGGACAGATGGATATTTTGAACTGGTTATATGGCTTGAAGGAAGCCTACAGCCGTACTTATAAGGATTTGCAAGAGACTGGTGAAGTGTAATGCCTCGTCGTATCTTTGAATTCTTATGTGAGAACGGTCATCGCACTGATGCTTTTGTAGACACAGAGTGCCACGCAACTCCCTGTCGGGAATGTGGTTCTGATTCTAAGAGAGTAGTTAGCGCACCTACCATGAAGTTAGAAGGCTGGACAGGCTCTTTTCCGACAGCTTATGACTCATGGGAACGAAAGCGAGCTGAGAAGCTTGCCGTAGAAAGAAAGCAGAACTCATAAGTCATTAACGACCGAGTTTATTTTAAATATAGTGTCCTAGAACCATACATCTTATACGTGTGGCAGGAAAAGGAATTAGTATATGTTAGTAGATGATAACGAAGATAGTACTGTAGGTGAACTCGACGTAGTTGAACAACTCACCGCAACACCGCCCAAGATTGAAGAAGATCACGCCAGTGAAGACACAATCCCTGAGAAATACAAAGGGAAGTCCGCACAGGAGATCATCAAGATGCACCAAGAGGCTGAGAAGCTCATTGGTAAACAGGCACAAGAAGTTGGCGAGGTTCGTAAACTTGCTGATGAATTGTTGAAACAAAGTCTATCGAGTAAAACTGCTGCACCTACTGAAGCAGAGCCTGAAATTGACTTCTTTGAAGATCCTCAGAAGGCAATTCGTAATTCTATTGACAAGCATCCAGATGTTCTCGCTGCACGACAAAGTGCTCAGGAATTTAAGAAGATGCAGATTCAACAGAAGCTAAGTCAAGAACATCCTGACTTCGGTGCTATTGTTCAAGATCCTGAGTTTGCGGAGTGGGTAAAACAATCTCCCGTTCGCACTCAGTTGTACGCTAGAGCCGATGCTGAGTTTGATTACGACAGCGCAAATGAATTGTTGTCTACCTTTAAGCAACTTAAACAAGTTAAGACGCAACAGGTAGCGACCAAAGGTAAAGAGACATTGAAGCAGAACTTAAAAGCTGCTACTGTCGATACCGGAGGTACTGGTGAATCATCGAAGAGAGTTTATCGTCGGGCCGACCTTATTCGGCTGCGAATGAATGATCCGGATCGTTATGAAGCGTTAGAGCCTGAAATCATGCAAGCCTACGCTGATGGGCGTGTCCGGTAATTGAACATTAATTAATTTGTATATCTTTAGGAGTATTTAAAATGGGTCTCGGAACTAATCACGTAACCAATACAACCGCAGCAACGTTCATTCCTGAAATTTGGAGTGATGAAATTGTTGCAGCCTACAAAAAAGGCTTGGTCGCTGCTAACCTCGTTAAGAAAATGAGCTTCAAGGGTAAGAAAGGTGACACCGTTCACATTCCTAGCCCTACCCGTGGCTCTGCTTCCGCTAAGGCTGCATCGACTCAAGTGACTTTGATCGCCGCTACTGAATCTGAAGTGCAAGTCTTGATCAACAAGCACTACGAATACAGCCGCTTGATCGAAGACATCACAGAAGCTCAAGCCCTGTCTAGCCTCCGTCAGTTCTACACTGATGATGCTGGTTACGCTTTGGCTAAACAAGTTGATACAGATCTGATCCAGTTGGGTCGTCTGGCTCAAGGCGGCGCTGGTGCTCGTTACGCTGGTGCTTTCATCGGTTCTAACGGTACTACCGCCTATGACTACACCACTGACAACCAAGCTGCTTTGACTGACGCTGCAATTCGTCGTTCTATTCAGCGTTTGGATGACGCTGATGTGCCTATGGACGGTCGTTTCTTCATCGTTCCTCCATCGAGCCGTAACACTCTGATGGGCTTGGCTCGTTTCACTGAACAAGCTTTTGTGGGCGAACAAGGCGGTGCTAACACCATCCGTAACGGTGAAATCGGTGATGTGTATGGCGTTAAAGTGTTTGTGTCTACCAACGCTGACACACCTACAGACGCTAACGATGGTTCAGGTACAGCTCAACCAGCACGTATCTGTTTGATGGCACACAAGGACTCTATGGTCTTGGTGGAGCAAGTCGGTATCCGTTCACAGACTCAGTACAAACAAGAATACCTCGGTACTCTGTTTACTGCTGATACTCTGTACGGTGTTGCTGAGTTGCGTGACTACGCTTCTGTTGCATTGGCAGTACCAGTCTAATAGTAGCTAAACTGAAGGGGCTGTCTCAAAAGGACGGCTCCTTTGGTGTATCTACTACAACACACTGAGGATAACCATACCATGTCTGTAACTTTTAAATGCCTACTCAGCGGTAACACCGTTACTTTTGAACATCAAGTCGATATTGACTCCATGAAGGGTCATCCTGACTATGAGGTCGTGGTCGATGAGGCTCCTGTCGAGACTGAAGAAGTCAAGAAGACTGTAGGCCGTCCTAAGAAAGTTACTGCTGACACACCTGAGGCAGAGTGATGGATGAGGTTTCAGCTCGTGAGTTTGGTCGCCTAGAAGCTCAAGTAGAAGCCCTCCAAAGTGAAGTACGCGATCTTAGTAGAGACGTTAAGTGCCTTTTAGAGTTAGCCAACAGGTCTAAAGGTGGTTTCTGGATGGGCATGACCATTGCATCTTTAGTTGGCGGTGGTATCACATTCTTCATGGATAGAATCTTCAAGTAATAAGGACATAGTATGGCTACAACTACCAAGAAACAAACTAAGAAAATCGGTAAGGTTATGGGTGAGTACAAAGAAGGTACTCTCCATAGCGGTAAAGGTGGCCCTGTCGTTAAAGACAAGAAGCAAGCTATTGCGATTGCCATGAGTGAAGCTAAGATGCCCATGCGTGGTCAGCGCACCATGAAGAACAAAATGAACAAGAAGAATAAGTAATCAACATATGGCATTACCTACTTTCCTCTCTCTTGTGAATGACGTCCTTGTACGTCTTCGTGAGCCTACTGTCTCTACCGTTGCTGAGAACACTCTGAGCACATTGGTAGGGAAGTTCGTGAATGATGCTAAACGTGAAGTTGCTGATGCTTACGATTGGGATGCCTTCAACACTTCTGTGACAGTTACTACAACAGCTAGTCAATATACTGGTTATACCTTGACAGGTGCAGGTACACGTTTCCGTGTCACTAACGTACTAGACATCACTGACTACGGCGGTTTGTTGCCTACTACTGTTGATAAGATTGAACGTAGGGTTTATAGCTCCGCATCTCCTCAGAATGCTGATCCTAGCGAGTATGCCTTCAACGGTGTAGATAGCAACGGTGATTCTCAAGTTATGCTCTGGCCTATTCCAGTAGGCACTAACAATATCCGTTTTAGCTTGGTTGTGCCAGAATCTGACATGAGTGCTGATGCAGACACTACTAAGCTTCCTAAAGAGCCTATCGTCCTAGGTGCTCTCGCTAGAGCCTTGGTTGAACGTGGTGAAGATGGTGGATTGTCTAGCTCTGAGTGCTACGCATTGGCTAAGAAAGCACTAGCTGATGTGATCGCTATTGAGCTGGCTCGTTCACCTGAGAATGATGCTTGGGTTCCTGCCTAATATGTCTCAACAGATTCAATCCTTCTCGATCACTGCTCCGGGCTTCATGGGCCTGAACACACAGGATTCATCGCTGGATTTGGCCTCTGGCTTTGCCTTAGTTGCTAACAATGCAATCATTGACCAATATGGTCGTGTAGGTGCTCGTAAGGGATGGTCTAAGCAGCACAGCACATTAGCTGCCTTAGGCACTGCCGATGTCAAGACTATCGCTGAATTGGTAGACAAAGACGGCACTACTTACACCCTGTGTGCAGGTAACAATAAGATCTTTAAGTTAGTAGGCACTACGCTCTCTGAAGTTACCTTTAACGGTGTAGGTACTGCCCCTACGATCACAGACAGTAACTGGTCTACAGCCTTCCTCGATGGTGACTTGTACTTTTATCAACGAGGTCATGTCCCTATCGGCTTTGATCCAGCAGTCTCCACAACTCAATACTATCGCGTAGACCAAGAAGCTGGGTATAACGGTACAGTTCAACTAGCTAATATTGTTATCAGTGCTTATGGACGTATCTGGAATGCTGATACTTCTACAGACAAAGTTACTGTTCAATGGACTGATTTAAAGAACCCTCATAAGTTTGGTTCAGGTACAGCAGGTACATTAGATACAACTACTGTGTGGCCTAAAGGTGGCGACACTATCGTTGCCTTAGCTGCCCATAACAACTTCCTGTTTATCTTCGGTAAGCATAACATCTTGGTGTACACAGGAGCTAACACCCCTGCTACGATGACTCTGTATGATGTCATCACGGGTATTGGCTGTATCGCTAGGGACTCAGTGGTTAATACAGGTACAGATGTTATCTTCTTGTCTGACACTGGTGTGCGTAGCGTCACTCGTACCATCCAAGAGAAGTCAGCTCCTTTGCGTGATCTCTCTAAGAATGTACGTAATGACTTGATGTCTGCTGTAGCTGGTGAAACCGCTTCAACAATTAAGGCTGTGTACTCACCTAGAGATGCTTTCTACTTATTGACGCTCCCTGTATTGAAGACAGTGTATTGTTTCGACATGAAGGGCGCTCTTCCAGATGGTGCTGCTAGGGTTACAACTTGGACGGGTATTGAGCCTAAAAGCTTCTGTGTCCTCACAGATGGTTCCTTGCTTCTCGGTAAGGAAGGTTTCATTGCTAAACACACTGGTTACTTAGATGATACGTCTACTTATCGTTTTCAGTATTTTACTAATCATACCGATTTAGGTACTCCATCAGTTACCTCTGTCTTGAAACGTCTTAACGCTGTTGTCATTGGCGGTAGTAACCAGTACTTGACATTCAAGTGGGGTTATGACTTCTATGGCAACTATCAAGCTGCTAACGTACAGATTCCTGCTCAAGGCGTAGCTTATTTCGGTGTCAACGAGTATAATACTTCAGGATCAGAATACAGTAACGGTGTAGCTTTGCAGACACTTAAAGTCTACCCTACAGGCTCAGGTAAGGTAATTCAGACAGGATATGAAGCAGATATTAATAGCTCACCTTTGTCTATACAGAAATTAGAGATTCAAGCGAAGAACGGAAAACTAACATGACAGACTACACCAAGAGTACGAATTTTACCAGTAAGGATAGCCTCTCAACTGGCAATCCTTTAAAGATCATTAAAGGCGCTGAGTTCGACACTGAATTCAATGCCATTTCAACAGCGATTGCTACTAAGACAGACAATGCTTCTGCTAATATTACTGGCGGGACAATTACAGGTATTACTGATCTTGCTGTTGCTGATGGAGGCACAGGTGCTTCTAATGCTTCGGGCGCTAGAACAAACTTAGGTCTTGTTATTGGCACTAACGTACAAGCTTGGGACGCTGATCTCGATACTTGGGCGACTAAGACAGCGCCTAGTGGAACCGTTGTAGGTACAACTGATACACAAACTTTAACTAATAAGACACTCACAAGTCCTGTCATTAACGGAATGGGAAGCAGTATTCTTACTTCAGGAACTGCTGTTGCATCTACAAGCGGTACAAGCATTGACTTTACGTCTATTCCGTCTTGGGTGAAGCGCATCACCGTGATGTTTAATGGTGTGTCTACTAATGGTTCGTCAAATATTTTGATCCAGCTTGGTGATTCTGGTGGTATTGAGACTACAAGTTACATTTCAGGTGCGGATAACTCAGGTGGTACTGGCATAACAACAGCTACTACTGGTTTTATTTTGACGCAACAAAATTCGGCTTCGTATCTTGAATACGGTATTGCAACAATTTGCCTTGTTGGTTCTAATACTTGGGTGTATTCATCAAGTTTGTATTCAACATTACCACGCATCATGATGGCTAATGGCAATAAAACATTATCAGATACATTAGATCGCGTTCGTATCACCACTGTTGGTGGTACTGACACCTTTGACGCTGGTTCAATCAACATTCTGTATGAGTAAATGAAGACACCTGTAGTCATTAGAGATAACTACATTATGTATCTAGAGTGGTTTGATAATTATCTCTGGTTCCATACTGATATCTTTAAATGGACAGGTAGGATTAAGCAGAAGTTCATAGCAGATTTAAACACATTACAGAGCCTTCTTCCTTTGCCTCTTGTGGCCCTTGTGACAGAAGATAACCCTAAACTAAGTAAATTCGGAACCACATTAGGTTGGACAAAAGGAAAGCAGATTATGACATTAAATAACGGAGCTTCTGCTCACATTTATACTTGGAGTAAATAAGATGGGTAGCTTAGTTTCAGATATTCTTCCTATAGCTTCTACAGCTGCGGGTATCTACACAGGTAATCCTGCTTTGATTGCTGGTGGCTTAGGCGCTATGGGTTCTTCTCAGCAAGGACGAGCTGCACAGCAAGGTAACTTACAAGCTGCTCAGGCTGCTCAGTTCCGTCCTGTAGGCATCACTAATACCTTTGGTACTTCTAACTTTGGTTACGATCCGCAAGGTAACTTGACAAGTGCTGGATACACTCTAGATCCTCGCTTACAAGCTGCTCAGAATACTCTGATGGGTGGTTTAGGTGCTAATCTTCAAGACCAAGCTAACATTCAAGCTATGGGTAGACAGTACATGGCTCAGTCTCCTCAGGAGCAAGCACAGCAGTACATCGCTAACCAGCAAGCTCTGTTGGCTCCTTTGCGTGAACAACAATCAGCTAACTTGATGAACCAACTGAGCAACACAGGTCGTACAGGCTTGTCAGTCGCTCAAGGTGGTAACTTAGGTATGTCTAACCCTGAGTATCAAGCTCTAGCGAATGCTCGTGCCATGCAAGACCTCCAGTTGGCTGCTAATGCCACTCAAGCAGGTCAGCAACAGTATCAATTTGGTCAGGGCTTATTGTCTAGTGCGTATCAGCCTTACACAGCTGGCTTGACTGCCGCAGGTGCTACTGAAGCTTTGGGACAACAACCATTGACACTCAGCTCAGGCTTGGCAGGCAATACAGCGTTGGCTGGCTCAAGAGCCGCTGATTACTTGAAAGCTGCTACAGCGTATAGCCCAACAGGTAATTTGTTGTCTGGTTTAGCTGGTAATACTCAGTTCACTCAAGGACTAGGTAACTTGTTCGGTAATGTTGGTAGCTGGACAACAGGTGGGGATGTTATTCCTACTTCCACGTTTGGCGGCTATGGTGATATAAGCGATTTAGCTCAATACGGAGTGTTTTAATTATATGGCAACAGATTCTATTATGGGCTTATTCACTACGCCTGAACAATATCAGCAAGCTCAGTTAGCTCAACAACAAGCTATGGCTGCTCAGATGGCTCGATTGACTCCTGAGCAACAAGCTAGTGCTGGTATGCGCGTAGCAGGTTACCAAATTGGTAGCGGTCTTGGAAGTGCCTTAGGTGCTCAAGACCCTATGTTGAAGCTTCAAAGTATGCGTCAACAGGTCTTGCAAGGTTTAGACCCTAATGATGTAACTTCCATCACTAAAGCAGCTCAAGCGTTAGCTCAAGCAGGAGACCAACAAGGTGCAATGCAGTTGGCTCAACGTGCCTTAGAGATTCGTAATGTTGAGTCTCAGATCTCAGGTCGCACTGAAGAGAAGCAAGCTCAACGTGAAATGCAAATCCAACTTGCAAAAGATCGTAATGAAGCTCAATTAGAAGCTACACGTTTACGTAATGAGGCAATGATTCAAGCTGCTCGTGAGCGAGGCGCTACCGCTGTTCAAATCGCTCAGATGCAAGTTGAAAGTCGCAATCAGTTGGCTCAATTAGCTGCTGCAATGAAAGGAAGCCAACCTAAAATGCTTCCAGCTAGTCTTCAAAAGGAAGAAGGTAAAGATCTTGAAACGATTGATACGTACACTGGTCAAGTAGATGCACTGAAACCTGCTTTGAAGGCGTTGACTCCTGATGCTAAAGGCGTACGTAAGCTCGAACTTGGCCCACTAAAGAACCTTAAATATGAAGCTCAACTAGCAGCAGGTAATTCTAGCCCTGAAGCTCGTTCATATGAGGGCCTGAAGTCAGCAGTAGACACAGCTGTTAACTTACAAGTCAGTGCTGAAAAGGGTGTTCAAACTGACAAAGATGTATTGCGTTTTGCAAAGGCTTTGATTGCTGCTTATGGTCGTAATGATACAGAAGCTACATACCAAGCACTCAAGCGTTATCAAGACTCAATTATTGCTGCTCAAGAGCGTGCTAAAGGGCGTGTTGAATCTCGTCGTAAGTCTCAGGGTGTGGATCCTTATTACGTAGGCGAAACAGCACAGCAACCTAAACGAATCAAACTGGACTAAACAACATATGGCAGTTATTTACGAATACGGTGGTAAAGAATACGAACTTCCTGATGGTTTGTCTAATGAGCAAGCACTCTCGAAGATTAAAACTTATCTAGGACAGTCTGCGGAACCTGCTCGTGGTCGTCCTACGATGGCTAATGATCCTCGTCGTACTGATGTTGAACAGCCTCGCACAGGAATGCAAGAATTAGGTCGTCAAGCTGCCTTGACAGGACGAACAGTGTATGAAGCTTTTACAGCTCCTGCAACAGCTGCTTTAGATTTCGGTGCTGGTCTGTACAACGTAGGCGCTAACTTAGTTGGCTCTCAAAGTCGCTTACCTTATTCTTCTCAGCAACAAGCTGCCATGTTGAATCAAATGGGTGCTCCTATGCCTGAGACAACATCTGAACAATTAGCTCAAGGCGGTATCTCTGCACTGACAGGACAAGCAGGACTAGCTAAGGTAGCTCCCGCTGCTGCTGGTAGTCTCGCACGTAGTCTTCCTGCTGCTGCCGCTGGTGGCGCTGTAGCTCAACCCGTTGCTGAACTGACTACAGACATCACAGGTAATCCTCTTCTAGGAACTGCTGTAGGACTAGGCGCTTCCATGGTTGCTGGTGGCGCTGCTGGTAAAGCTGGCGGTATGTTAGAACCGAAGGTTGGTACTATGAGTATCCCTGAAGTTCGTGCTCGTGCTGCTGCTAATTACGCTAAGATGGATGAAGCAGGTGTTACTGTTAAGCCTAAGAGTGCTTTGGATATGGTAGGAAACCTTCGTAAAGAGTTGGATAACAATAACTATATTCCTAAGACGGACACAAAGATCGCTAACGCCTTAGACACATTCCAAGAGATTATTGGTACTGAACGAGTTCCTTTCAACAAAATTGAGAAGTTGCGTTCTATTGCTACTAACTTGTCTAATGATGCTGACTCTAATACTCGCCGCTTAGGTAAGGTTATGGTTGAGGGTGTGGATGATTATATTAGTAGCCTTACAGGTAGAGATATTATTGCTGGAAAAGACGGCCTTGATAAATCTGTACAAGCTGTAATGGCTGCGCGTAAGGACTGGAGAGCTGCAAGTAAGGCTCAAGTGGTTGAAGATGCTTTTAATGTAGCTGATGCTCGTGCTAATAATCCTAGGAAATCAGACGCTGAGTTGATCCGTTCACAGTTAGAGAATATTCTAGCAAATAAGAATAAACGGAATATGTTCAACGAAGCTGAAGTAAACGCCATGAAGTCGGTTATTGGTGGCGGCCCTGTAGAAAACTTCTTGTCTGTCCTTTCCCGATTTGACCCACGTAAGAGCCATTTGTCGGCAGGTGCTACAGGGGGTGCAATCATTTATGATCCTGTCATCGGCGGTGCGTTAGCAGGTGGTGGTATGGCTGCTGAAACAGCTTTGAGTGCAATGAAACGCCGTCAGGTGGAAGCTTTGACACGCTCTATTGCTTCAGGTACAGCTAAAGACCAACCTAACTATAAATACCAAGGTTTACTTGGTGGTGTAATGACTCAACCTTAAAAGATGCCTCTAATAATCCTTGCTGGTGCTCTCAAGGCTGTTGAGGCTATCCAGCAGGGATGTGAGCTATACAAAGAATACAAAGGGGTAGTCCTTAAAGCGAAGGAGACCTTTGATGAGGCTAAAGAGC